TACTGACTTTTGTTTATCGTCGGCGTTATAAGTGCTATGATTCTTTGCACTATGCCTTAACATTTTCCTAAGTTTTTCAGCAGCGGATGTTTCTCCGGTAGCCCTTGCATTAGAAATTAAAGTATCAGCTTTCATTGTAAAGTATGCCGACTCAATTAAGTTCTTTGAAAGATTCTTATTGAAATCTTTTGTATACTAAGACTGACCATTTTGATCTACTTTGAAAATATAATCAAACAAAGCTTTACGATCTTCTTTAGGAATTGCAATACCGCGAATATTAGTTAAAGAATTGATATCCTTAGTAACTGTATCAAAGAACTGTTTTGATTGTTCTTCTTGCTGTTTTGCTAACTTCTATTGCTGTTTTTCAGCTTCTTCTACGTCAGCCTGTCTAAGCTGCTTTAATCTATCCAAAGCATCCTCTGATTCCTCAAACAACATATCGCTATCTTCATAACGAGATATCTTCTTATTTATTTGCTCGTCAGTATAGCCTGTGCGTCGCATGAGTTCACGTACAACTGCCTTTTGATTATTCTCATCTTCAAGGTCGATATTATCGAGAGTGAGAGCTTCTTGCTGTTTCTGATAGAAATCTTCAAACTTGCCTCCATTCTTCACATACTCATCAAGAGCTTGTATACGCTCATCTGCATATTCAGGTTTGGAATTTTCAACCACTACGTCCTTCATATATTGGACAAGCTGATCAGTGTTCAAAGGTCTATCTTTCTCATCAATATCGTCCATATTCCACCCAAGTGAAGCACCGAGTGCATCAAAGAAGAGGCCTACTTGTTGTGCCTCTATCACATCAGCATCGGTTGGTTCATCGTCATTACTATCATCAGGTTGATTATTATCATTTACTTGAGTAGTATCAATGGGTGGTACTGTGTCATTATCCACAGGAGGTTCCGGAGTATCATCCTCATGTGCGTTTGGATCATCAGTTGTCTGATCCTTTGTATCGCCGTCCTCAGGTTTCACTGGCGGCTCATCGTCGTTATTTTCTTCTACAAGTGGTATATTAGGCTCCATCAAGGCATTCATATCTGTTACACCTTCGCCTTCTTCGGCGTTGGAATAGATATTGCCGAGGATGTCTTCAAACCCACTTGGAATAGTATTCTTTTTCTTTGCCATATTATAATATGTGATTAGTGTTTCCAACTACGCGCATTATGACTAAACTGTGCTTTCTTGCGCATAGCTTTAGAATATTTTTCGGGGTTCTTTAGAACTCGTCTTTCGAATTCTGCAACACTTGCCCCGTGTGCTTTTGCTGCGGCAGTAAATGAACCGCGTTTAGAAGGTTTTATAGATATCTTACCGTTAGAATACTCTGGTAATTTTCCGTAAGCATAATTAAATATAGGTTCCCAATCATCATCAAGCATCTATAAAAGATTAGGTAGATTTACTCTTGGCTATAAATGAATCATAGGCTTACCAGATATATAAGGACTTATGCTAGTATCATAAGTAGGAATTGTCTATTCTTGTGGTATAGTTGGAATAACTTTAACTGCATCTGGTTGAGCTATATAAGTAGAAATTTTTTGTTCTGAAACTTTAGTAGGAATATTTAATCCAAATGCATCAGCCCATTCAGCTTGTCTTCTTGCGTTTCTTTTTTGTAATCCTCTGAATGGTCTTCCTTGGCTATCAACTTGATTATTACCCCAATCCATCTAACGCATTGCTTCTTGCCAATTACCAGATCTAACAGCTTTTACGAATTTTGGAGATTTTGCTGCACTCAATGTAGAAGGTCCTACATTATAGCCAATATCCATTAATACATATTTTGCGTTTTCTGGAAGTTGATCATAATTAGAAAATACACCTCTAAGCCATTTTTCTGTGTTAGCTAATTCTTCTTTTACAGCACGTCTATTATCTGCGGCAGACCACGAACCTTTTTGATTGTAAATATCTCTCCACTTTTGTGCAGTTAAACCAGAACCCAATGTTATTTTACCATCGCCTATATCTTTTGGTTTAGATAAAAATCCTTCTTCTCTTATAACAGAATCTACAAAATCTTCATACGCATTTGAAGGAGTACCTTCCGCATACTTAGGAAGACCTGCATCATATATCTCGGATACAGCCTTACCGTTTTTATAAGCCTTAAACCGTTCTCTAAACGCTTCTCTATCTCTAACCATATCCGTCCAATCTATTGCCAAGAATGTTAGCAATGATGTTAGTAATGAAATCATTACCTTCATCATGCTAAACATATCTTAGTATAAGTTTCAATAATTGATTATTCTCTCTAGTAAGCTATAGAAGCTCTTGTTCTTCTGCATACGTCATTTCTCTCCTGCTACTTTATTTCGAATAGCAGCACGAGCCTTTACGCGTTCACGTTCAAGAGCTGCATCATCCTTTTGCTTCTGCAACTCCATCTCATGCTTCATACGCTGCTTTTCAAGATCAATTTTCTTATCTTCTATCTCTTTCTTCTGGCGAGCTTCGTAACGCTTAGTATATTCATCAGATGCAATCTTACGCTGTGCTGTAGCATCTTTAGCTATCTCCATAGGATCGGGTATACCATTGTTATTAGCATCCTTCTCTTCTGTACCACGATATGCACTAATCTCAGCTACTGCAATCTTAGTCTGATTATCAGCATCAATCTTATATCTCTCAAGCTCCATCTTAGCTTCTTCAAGCATAAGCTCTTGTTCACGCTGTTCATTCTACATTTGTTGCAATTGAACTGCTTGTTGCTGTTGAGCTTCTTGTTGTTGTTGCATAAGTTGATCCTAACGATCTTGCATATCCTTAAGCTTCTGTTTAATGATATTAAAGTTATCATTTGTAAGCACTTCAGCGGCCTCTAAGAGGCTGGCTCCATTCTACATAGCCGGCTGAATAAGCTGCTGCAACTTCTAAATGTTCTCCATATCTTTAGAAGTGTCGCTTACAAACACATCCATGTCTTCGTTATAGAATTTATCTTGAATGTCTATATATGCGCGCTCACCATTATCGAAGACATAACTCAACTTCTTCTTACCAGTTTGCTGCCAAGCACCTTTAGCTGTATTGAGAAGCATATTAAGTGCGTGACGTTTACATTGATTGTGTGCCCAGAACAATGGTTCTGTAATATGTGAAGATTGCACAACAGATCTCTCTACATTACCTACAAGTTCATTAGAACTAATAGCACCTTCACGTTGTTCTGTAATACCAGATATTGTACCTGCTAATTGTTCGATCTTGTCCATCAGCTGGATGTATTCCGCGATGACATTCGACATAGTAAGATCGAGAGCAGTGATTTGATTAAATGTAGCAGGCTTTCCGCCTTCTCTACCTGGTACATTCCAACCTTCTTCATAAGGGTTAATAAAGTTTACACCAACAGACGATAAGTAGTGCATCCATCTATCTGGAGTGATATTCATAGATTTAGGAATCTATGTAATATCCATGTTTACTACCTTTCCTTTGTCTCTAGCAATGGCCAATTCTAATCTATACCACAGTACGATATACATATATTGTAAAGGCTTAAGGATACTAACAAGGGACCTAGGGCGACTATTGGTATTAGAATAAATGCATCCGCAATAGGGAAGTTTTTGACTATTTGGGTTATCGATTGACACGTGCTGATATTCAATAGGCTAAATACCAAAGTAAAGATCAGATCCGGCGCGATATCCCTCCCAAACTTCGATAATCCAGTCTTGTTCCACGCTGATTTCCATTCCTGTCTTTTTATAAGACTCGTCCATGATTTCAACTTGTGCTTGACCTGCTTCATCAAAGTATGTAACATAATAAATCTTTTTAAATGATTTCCAACAACAGTGCCATACATTGATTTGATTTCTAGACTTCTAATCAAATCTTGGATTATCGTATATAGACAACTGCAGTGGTTGAAAATTATCCACTATATCTTTATCACCACGATCACTAGAAGATCTACTTGTAAGCATTTCATTTAACTTATCAAGATCTTTTTCTGTAAGCTTGTCGAAGTATCTATCATATATCTATTCTACAGATAGCTTCATTCTACGACAGCACCAAGCGCCATCTTCTACAAATTCTAAATCTGGACTATGATCGTGATCAAACTCTTGTGGATTTACTCTTTCAAGATATGGTTCGTCGTTAAGTACACCTACATAATAATATTCCTATCCAGCTATAAGTGCATCTTTCCAACCTTTTATGAACTCATTATCTAATGTAAGTTTTTCTCTTAAGTATGAGAGAGCATGATATGCTGTATTTTCTACGATATCTTTATAATCTTTAGACATATATTTAGCAATAGCTTCTGGAGGCATTACTTCACCACTCTATAACTGTTGCTAGAATTGCTATGCCTCTTCTGGACTCATGCGAGAAGTAATAGCAGCCATAATATATTGCATTACCATATCCTTCTCTTTATCCATTAACTCTGATGCAGCTTCTTGCGATGTTCTCACTACCCTGAAGTTCATCGGCCTCTTTGTCTCTTCACCTATAAGGAGGTCTACCTTAGGCCTAATTATATTGAAATCTTGAGGAGTAGCGGGAAACCCATCTTCTACCTTAAATGGATTTGTAATTCGCTTAAAGTCTTTTTCATCGAATATAGAATTATAAAGGTTGTAGTAGGTCTATATCTCTCCAAATTGTGCCCTATTAAATCCTCCAGATGTCACGTTTCCTTCGCCGATTATGAAGTTAACACAATCATGCTACCACTATTCTGTCTTCTTTTTCAATGGTAATTTTTGTTGTGGAAACGTTGCATTGTATAAATTATCTTGTACTCTAACCATGTGTTAAAAGCTAAATAAAGGTATATCGTCTTGTACGCCACTATTATCTTCATCCCAATATCTTTGGCTGAACAGTGGCAATTCGAAGAGTTCAACCTATTTGTTCTATTCTTTTGCAGCTGCCACTTTAACCTAGAAGAGTTCTTCTCTATATATCATTACCATGCACATAGCTATTAGACGGTCTACGTTTCTTACACCGTCATTCTCTATCAACTCTTCTATTAAAGCTTCACTGTATACTCTTTCTAGATTAGGGTGTCCTTCTTCATATTCTTCCATTAACCATTCTAGAATAAGTCCTTCTCCATATGCCCTAATCTATTTAGTCATATGACAGCCTTTTCGGCGCTGTACTTTACTGTCTTTAAAGACTTCCGTAATTATTTTGTCTGGTTGATCAGCTAGCAGATAGTCACAGTGCTTGTTCGTGAAGTAAGGATATATACCTTTACGTTCATTCTCGAACAATAACCTAGCATTGTAGAATATAAGTAATTTACGAACATTTTCGTAATACTCTTCTGCTGTATTAGGTCTGCCTGTGTACTCTGCCACTATTACATCGTTCCAAGCTTCTCCTGCTTTAACGCGTTTAAATATGAACGTTGATCCTAAGGAGTTAGTGAACGACTCGTCATGATCATACGGGTCGCAACCGCCAATGTATAATCCGAAAGGGGGATCTGGGATTGGGTATTCCCATATGACTACTGATCCTTCTGGTTTGTCATCTTTCTTTAAGTGATAAGTAGTTATATCTCCAGACTTTTTTTCTCGTGCTTCTACCCCACCTTTACCATCCCAAGTAAGATCTACAATATGTTTCATATTCCTTAGTTTAGTATTAGTTCTTATTCTTGTCAACTAATCCATTAATAGTTTTCTAGGGAATATATTCTTACCTAATTCAAGGACAGCTTCTTGTGGTTTAATAGGACGTTCTGATATAAATCTATCAATAGACGTCTATGAAGCACCACCGGATTTAACTTCGTTACGTTTTGCTATTGTATCTTCAATAGCTTTTTCTACTAGACTATTTCCATCCTCATCCATAAAGATACGATTACCATTCTCATCAAATCCTTCCATATTTAAATAGAATGGAGAGAAGTAACCGCATTTTGTCTCTTCTGCTTTATCATCCCATATATTAGGGAATGCTAAAACATTATACGCTTCTGGACTATAGAATAGAGTTTTTAGTCCATCAAATTGACCACCTTCAGTACCACCAGTACCAAAAGCAATCATAAGACCGAATGCTGTACCATCATCATCTTCCATAGATGGTTGGCTAACGCGCCATGCTGTTTCTAGATTAGGGAATTTACCACTTTCCTCAAACAGTACCAACTTACCACGAATACCACGAACACGTTCTGGATCATTTTTAAGCGTCATACCAGTTATAGCAGATTTATAACCTTGTTCAGTTTCTCTACCAAACTCATCTTTTACTTTAAAACCAGAAACACGTTCCATACGTGTAGCTGTCAATCTACGTTTAGCCCATTCAGTATTCTTGTCTATAAAGTCCATAATCTCCCAAGCTTTAGTTAACAGACCGTCTCCAATAAGAAACTTCTGTTCTGAAGCTATGGCAAAACTCTTAGACTCTTTTATAAGGGCATAGTTTCTAACAAGCATTGACGATCCTTTGAAACTAAATCCCTTTTTACGGGCTTTAAGAACAGCAAGGTGTTTACCCTGCTGTTCAGCCTCTTCTACAGCCTAAAAGAAATAGTAATCACCATCCCAGAAATCTGGGAAATCTAATATACGTTCACGTCTAGTTCTTGTATTACCATAACGATCTGTATATTTAGTATCTGTACGTTTTATAATAGGACTGTAGTTTAAATAGAAATAATGGTAGCCAGTAATAGAATCTCCGTCATCAGCAACATATCCGTTAATGCAACGCTCTGCTTCCTGGTTCCAATATTGTACGTAATCAGTAGTGCCTCGCGGTGCCAGTGTATAACATCCATGTTTTTTAAAGAAAATTGCTGGACCACGGAACTTATCTGTGTTTTTTATTTTCTTATTAAAGTCTACCATATGTGTTTAATTAACTAACTGTAGTGTCGTAAAAACCAGCAGCAGCTGCAGCTCTACGATTATTACTATTATCAGTTTTAGTTATAACCTTACCATCTCCGTTAAGTTCCCACAAGATCTTAGCGACTATTGCGTCTACTATTCCCTACATTGTATTATATGTATTACCACCAATACTTGCAGTTATTGCGGATGATAATTGACTCTGTGTAATATAATTAGCATCGTTTGTAAAATAACTTACATTTGTTGGGAAGTTTGTTATATCACTAATAGTATGAGTATGAGATTTAGGATCTCTAGTATCAGTCAATCTAGAATCATTACCCATTACTACTTGAGTAGTAGAAGCATTGCCAGATGATGGAACGTCTTTTGCTGCAGCGGTACCAAGCGTAGGTTTATTTAATAAATCAGAATAACTACCAGTCTTAGCTACTTTATGAAGGTTTATAGTACCTGTAATAGTTTCTGCAGAATTAACAGACTAAGCAGAATTGTTATTGGTGTTTAATACAGGCTTGTTACCTAAGTCATTATAACTTGTAGAAGCAAACAGCTTATATTTATCTCTACCAGTACCAGATGCATTCTTATCATACCAATATACTTTATTTGCAGATTTATCGATATATATTACATCATCTGCACCACTATATTCTCCATTGATTGGGAAGCTATTAAAGTTTGTATATGCAAGTACATCATTCATGTACTCTATAGCCAGATCATCTTTAATCTGATTAATATCTACAATCTTTACATCTTCTGTATGATCTTCATCTATAAATCTAGTATATACGAAAGTTTTAACTCCGTTTATAGTTTTATAAGAAACACTTACAGGTACTTTAGTGAGAAGATCTATATATTTACTATCTATATATCCCTTTAAATATTCTACCTAGTATTCTAACGATGATTCGAGATTTGTAATCCTATCTTCATCTGCTGCAAGTTTATCTCTCAATTCTTGCAAAAGCTTGTAATATTTACAATAGCAGCAGCAAGGATTACAACACCCACCACAGCATGGATGATTACAACACCTATCGTGTGGGCAACAGTTGTTATGCTCACTATACCCACCACAACAATGCATCATAGGCATGCAGCAGATTAAATCTTCTTCATGACAACAATTGTCACATGGTTTTGTATCACACATAATTTATATTATTTATTTTTAAGATTATTTAATTCAGCCTTTAGAGCTTCGATTTCCTATTCTAACGTCTGAATTCTTGTTTCTTGTTCTTTTACTTTTTTGGCTGTTACAACAGAAGCAACCAATGCTGCTGTGCCATATTCCATTGATACTATATCATCAGAACTTGTACTTGTTATTTCTTTTGCTATTTCTTTCCAATACTAAGCACTAGTTCCTATATGGACGTCATCATCTATATTGGTGTCTTTCCATTTATATTTAAATATTGGAGCGTTTACTATCTATTCAAACGTAGTATCTACATCACCTACTACGTTCTTTAATTTCATATCAGATGCATTACCCCAAGGAGATGATCCTCCTGCAGATCCGTTTACATATAATTTATAACCAGATGGTGGAGAAGTAGTTGCTATTCCTACACTACCTCCACTCGTTATATATAACCTCCAAGATCCTCCAGTAGCTAAACCAAGTCCTAATGAGTTACCAGAGTAGAAATACGCTTCTGTACCATTGTTGCCTACATAATGAGGAGCACTTGATCCTCCCCATCTAAAAGCACTACCTGCACCTGCAGTATTAGTAAATTTTCCAGATGATGAAACATTACCGTCATTGTCTATACTTGTAACTATTGCATTCTTATTTCCGTTATAAAAATAAAAGCAAGATGCGTTACATCCGACAGACCAATTAAAACTATTTTTACTTTTATAACAAATACATGACCAATCTCCAGAATACGAGCTATTTACATGAAGAACATCTCCTGTTGAAGATGTACTAAGTATGCCACCCGATAAAGGAAGGTAACTACCAGATGTTATAAATCCACTATCATTTGTCAACTAACTTGTTTTAGTAGGAATAGTCGGCGTATTTGTTATTTCTGACCATGAATAACTAGGTTTAGTAGCTGCTTTAGCCCAAGCATACACATCTGACGCAGGTCTAGAATTTGATAACCTAGAATCATTCCCTGCACAAGCATCGTTTGCTCCAGTACCTAAAGGTCTCCAAGTATTAGTATCCTATGTGGGAGGTGTGTATCCTAGAGCGTTTGTAACAAGAGTTTTTGTAAGGGCTAACGAAAAAGTAGTTCCACTAAGACTCAATCCGGTACCTGCAGAATACGTTGTATTATTATCCTATTGTGTAAATGTACCAGTAGTACCATCTAAACATGTATATGTAAATGTAGTGCCGCTTCTTGTTATAGTCTTTATTGCTTTAGACTAATCTATATTTGCAACATTAGCTAAACCTATATTAGCTGCTGTTATATTGATATTACCTATACGATAATCAGTCTCTGCACCACCTTTTACACCAGTTACAATAGATTTACTTATCTCTATATAAGTACTACCTGACCATCTGTATGTTAAATCTGTATCAGTTGTTACATATATCTTACCAGTTTCTCCCTACGCCGGTAATGAATTATAACTAGGATACTCTAATACATCATCTACATAACTAGGCAAATATGATGCTGGTATCTAACCAGATTGATCTAATATAGGAACATTCTACGATAAATCAGTAACTTGTTCCTATATATCTTCAGTATCATCTTTTAGTTTATACAATAAATCTTTATCGTAATCGTGAGCTCTTGGTAAAGTATGTGTATTTCTTATTTCGTATCCTACCATAGTAATGTATTATTATATTTCTGGTCCAGCAATAAAAGCAGCTCCGTTTGGAGATGAATAGAACACTTCATTTACAGTATCATATAAACCTACAACATTATTTGGGTTTCTACATGGAACCATATCTCTTACAAGTACACCTTCAATAAATAATTTGAAGTAATATATTGTACCTTCTGTAAAATTAATTGCTGTATTGTTAAGATCTGAAAATACACATAATAAAGATGTACCGTAAGAATGTGTCCTATTACTATTACTTAAGTTGGTTACATTCTTATTGGGAGGAGTCTATACTGGTAATTCTATTATATCATTAGTTCTTCCTATAGTATTATCTTTTTTATTACCTCCAATATATCTTCCTACCACGGTACCTTTTCCAGTTCCGCCTGGCATTCTTACAAATGTACCCGGATAAGGACTAGCAGGATCCTAACATGCAAAAATAGCAGCATTTGTATTATTACCTGTACCTTGTCCAACTATGATAAATTTCATTGCTATATCATACCAAACATTAAGTGTTTCATAAAGTTTGATATCCAAATCTATATACTGGTTTCCGGTTTTTGTAGAACTTATATATTCTAAATCTGTATAGCCTATAGGTGTTCTTTTTTGTGATGTTATGTCAGATCCCAACGCAAAATTTCCAGTTCCGGCATTTCCTAATAATGTTCCAGTTATTTTATCATAAAAATATCCTACATTTCTTTTTCTAACAGCATATGCGTCAAAGATGATTTTGTTATTTGTATCTCTTATAACAACACTTCTTATTCTCATATAGTTTCCTATAGAAGCAGAACCATTAGTATTACATGCAAATATATAATAAGGAATGTTTAATGTGAACGGACTGTATTGTGCAGGATCTGTACTAACTGGTGTCTATTTTACACCATTATAATATAATTCGTTATTATATAATTTTACTGTATAAAATGTATTAAGATCTATATCATATACGCAAATGCCTATATGATTTTTAAATCTTATATGACCAGGATCGGGATATCCTATATGATGATCTGTATACGCTCCTTTTGAAGTTCTAGCACCGATTGCCATACCTCCGTTATTCTTAGTAGCTAATAACGTGATTTCTATAGAATAGGCAGAATTAGCATTTATTCCTGTGTTTATATATTGAGTACCACTACCTTCTAAATAATCTACTTCTGCGTCGTATATAGATTCCTCGTGCTCCCATACAACATCTGTACCAAGATATACTTTATCTACCTAAGTATCTCCAATTAGAATATTATCTGTTGGGTCATTACCAATATTAATCATACTTAAGAATTTTCTTTTATTATATAAATAGTATCTTGATCTTTAGTAACTATAGCATCATACTAAGCCTAAGTGCCAATCCAAATAGAAGGTATTGTTGGTTTATTTAAAATCTATGCTACTCCACTTGCTGCATTCCAATCTGCATTTACCTAAGGTGCTGTAAGTTCCACATAAGCGGTACCATCCCATCTATATTGTTTATTAGTGTTCTTATCTATATATATCTTACCTTCGGATGGTGTTATTTCTCCATCATAACCAGAAACACCAGACGGTTTTGTTCCTGTATATATAGCACGCACAAAGAAACCACACTGTCTCCATGCACCAAGACTCTACCACGGATTAATTCCCTGAGGAGTATAATATTGTACATTATCTTCATTTGTGGTAATATGATAAGCCTGTGAGCTTTGAGCGATATACTATGAATCTGGATAAATATCGCTAATCCATCTTTTTATATAAGTGTTCGAAACAAGTATAGTTCCGTCTTTGGCGGTTCCACATACTCTAAAAAATATCTACTATGTACCTACCGTACAAATAACTCCAGCTGCACCGCTATTATTATAATCCGACGACCATTCTGTTGTAGAGTCTTCAAATAACGTATTGGCTTCAATTAGAGTTGGGATTCTCCATTCAGGACCCCATGCTACTGTTGCAGCATCATCAGAAGTCTGCAGCTATGTAAGTTGATCGGTACTATTGTATTTTGTGAAAGTGTTACCGCCATCGTTTGTATATTTGTAATCAGCCCAACCAAACGCTTTCTATCCAGAGCCACTTCCAACCTAACTGTCTGTATATCCTTGTGTATCTCCCCATTGGAAATACAATCCCGCATCTGTTGGACTATCGGCGCCAATATCAACAGTAGCCCATTTTATACCATTTATTTCAATATAATCGTGACCAGCACGCTCTATAAACGACTCATAGAATTTACCGCCATGATAATATGCCACAACAACATCTGAAGTAGGCTTGTTCTTAATATAGTCAGCCTATGTGTTATCAGATTGATTCCAATCAGACTATATTTGTGCAGCTGGTATTGTTGGTTTATTAGTTAGATCATCATAATCTCCACTAAAATCAGACTTATTATTCCAAGTAGTTTTTTCAGCTTGTGTTGCACCATATTGTGCAATAGTAGTTTGAGTTGGTTCTATTACCGGACGCACAGAACCTGCTACAAGTGAATTATATCCAACGATGCTTTTAGTATAATTGTCATTAATAGACAAAA